ATGAGTTGCTCAGACGAGCATGAGAAAGGAGCCGAAAGGCTCTTTTTTTTGCCTGAAGAAAATTGACAGGGATTTAACTTCAGCGCGACTTTTAAAGTAGCGTTGCGACTTTTCAGGTAGCGTCCTACCTTCCATGCTCAGCATCGAACCTTCCATGACGTACCGCAACTGCGGTGACAGCTACCGCAATTGCGATGACGTTATGACGTTATGACGTTGTGACATCGGATGGCACATCTCAGGTCAAGGACAAATAAATATTTTATTGTCCGCAACAAAAAGTGTTGCACTGATTAGTTGATTGTGGTCTAATTCTTGTGTCGGGTAATTAAATTGAAATTAAGGAGAACACGACATGACAAACACAAACTTTAAATCTGGCGATTCAGTAAACTGGTTGATAATGGGTCAAGTGGCTATGAGTGGACTTGTAATTGATCGCATCACGATTGATCAAAAGTATGCTTGGGTAAAACTTCCTGAAGATGAAAGTGGCGAACAGATGATCGTCAAAGTTGAAAACTTGGAGGCGGCGTAAGCCGTCTTTCTGGAGGTCATCATGATGGATTACGTTGTATGGGATTCTGAAATGGGTGTTGCGGCAGAGGTGTATCGCACAGGTGATAACCAATGGCGCATCGTAATGAAGGACACTGATGCTGACGCCGTGGTTTATGTTCTTAACTTGAAAGACAAGACGTTCAAGGATGCAAAATTACGCGCTGAAGAAATTGTCGGTTTTCAAAACTAAGGGAGAGAATCATGACAGCAATCAAAATTACATCCGAAACCGCTGACGTAATCGCAGACTTTATGTGCGAGTACCAGTCTGACCTGCATAACAAGCTCGTTGCCGAAGGTTACGATTTGGAAGAGGTGTCTGAGATCATCAGCGCATTTATGTCTATGCAGGGCAACCTGATCAACATGCTTGGCGAAGAGTCAGGCACATCGTTCACAGTGGAGATCAAGTAATGGATCAGAAAACGCTGAAGCAAAAGTGGTGGGAATGGCATCGAGCCAACCCCCACGTTTACCAGTTGTTTGAAAAGTTCACGTTCATGGCGATCAACAAAGGCCACAAAAATCTATCGGCGTGGCTCGTTGTAAATCGCATTCGTTGGGAGACTTCCATCGAAACGACAGGCGATGACTTTAAAATCTCAAACGACTACATCGCTTTGTACGCAAGGCTTTTCATGCATTATCACCCAGAGTATGAAGGGTTCTTCCGCATCAAAAGAATGACTAGGGTTTGACAACAGCAAAAATAGGAGAGTAGAGTTAAGACAGTGCCGGACGGGGTTTGCGAAGCCCCTAGCGAACCGGACTGAGAAACGAGAAAGATACCCGTGACCGCACTCCGGCACTGGTTCAAATTGTGACTAAGTCTATAATTTTAGTCAACATCTTTCCCGAATCTCTCGGTCTCATAATCGTACCCGTCATACAGTCGCATGGTGCTGTAGCACGATAAAGCCAGATTGCAACCCAACCTTTGAGGACGGGGACAAACAGCGTTAGAGGTGATCCGCCTACGGGCAGGGACGGTTGAGCTACCGGATGGAGACACCCACCATCGAAAGCACTGCTGATTACTGAGGTTGCATGGACGATAGCGTATCGGATGGACAGGGATCACCCTACGTCCTCTAAATGACAAATATTGTCTGGAGAAAGTATGAGAGTCTTGCCAATAAAATATGAAGAAACAAAAGACTGGCTACTAAATGTCCATTACTTAAAGCGGATGCCTCCAATGAATTATTCATTCGGACTTTTTGATGATTATGGAGATTGTCTTGGTATCGTGACTTATGGTGTACCTGCTTCTGGTGCTTTATGCGAAGGAATTTGTGGCAAGCAATGGGAACGCAATGTATTTGAGCTAAATAGGATGGTGTTCCGTGAGTCAATAAAAAACGGTTGTAGTCGTTTAGTTTCAGGATCGATAAAGCAGCTACCAAGGCCAATGATAATCGTTAGTTATGCTGATACTGGATACGGTCATGTAGGAAAGGTCTATCAGGCTTGCAATTTTATCTACACAGGTCTTAGCGCAAAACGCAGGGATTGGATCATGCCAGAAGGTAGGCATTGCAGAGAAGCTACACGGACTGAAGAAACAGTAGAGCGATCAAGAAAGCATCGATATGTATTTATCAATGCGAGCAAATCAGATCGCAAGAAGATACTCAGAGATTTAAATTATCCGATTGAGGAGTATCCAGATGGAACTCCAGATCGATATGAAATAAATCATAAACCAATAACACAAGGAACTTTGTTGTGAATCTTAGACCGCATCAAGAAAAGGCGGTTCAGATGCTAAGGGAATCGATAGCTAGAGGTAACAAAAGACCTCTGCTTGCTGCTCCTTGCTCATTTGGCAAGACAATAACAGCCGCTTACATTCTGAATGAAGCCTACAAGAAAGGCAGAAGGGGTATTTTTATCTGTGATCGAGTTAAGCTAGTACAGCAGACACTTGAGTCATTTACAGACCATCAGATGCCATTCGGAGTCATGCAAGGATCACATGAATTGAATGACCCACGCGCACCTATCCAGATCGCCAGTGTACAGACGCTAGCCAGACGCAAGTACACCAACTTTGATATTGCGATTGTAGACGAGTGTCATACACACTATGAGACAGTCACTAAGTTGATGCAGGAGCTAGATAACAATGTCTGGATCGGACTTTCAGCAACACCTTATTCACGAGGTCTGGGAACACACTATGACGATCTCATTCTACCGATCACTCCACGCAAACTTCTGGACGAAGGATACCTATGCCCAATCCACTATTACGGTGGTAAACGTCCTGACCTATCTGGTGTTGGAAGAAGACGAATCAGAACCGGAGGATCAGATTACGATCCAGATTCACTAGGCAAGGTCTACGAAAACGACAAGGCTCTGGTAGGCGACATCATCTTCAACTGGATGCAACATGGCGAAAACAGCCAGACCATCGCGTTCAGCCCATCGATCAAGCATTCAAAGTACCTGGTTGAAAAGTTCAATCTGGCAGGTATTCCTGCTGTCCACATTGACGGTTACATGGACGATGAAGAACGCCAGATCATCTATGAGGCGCACGACAGAGGCGAGTACAAGATTCTCAGTTGCTCACGCTTGCTGAACACAGGCTATGACGCACCATCTGTACGCTGTTTGATCGACTGCTATCCCACTGACTCAAAAATTGTGCTGTGCCAAAGATACGGCAGAGTGCAAAGAACCTATGAAGGCAAAGACTACGCAATCATCCTCGATCACGCCTCTAATGTTCAGAAGCATGGATTTGTAGAGGATATTGTTCCTGATTCGCTTGATGACGGTACGCAACGATTCAATGAGAAGAACCAGATCAAGAAGGAGAAGAAAGAACCCAAGGTTAAAGAATGCCCACAATGCACACGGCAATTCTTAGGTATCAAGTGTGACTGTGGTTATGAGATACCAATACAGGAACGGATCAAGACTGACGATCAGGTCTTGTCACTGCTAAACAACAACAATTATTCACAAGAGAAGAAGGCTGAGTGGTTGGGCGAGTTATACTTGTACGCACACCAGAAAGGTAAATCAGAAGGTTGGGCAAACCATAAGTTCAAGGCCAAATTTGGCACTTGGCCTGACCAGACGAAACCAGTGTTGGCTCTAGCGGTATCAGAAGATGTCCGCAAATTTATCCAACACCAAAATATTAAATACGCGAAAGGGAAGTCCCGTTATGACAATAGAAAATATCTTGGCGAAGCTGTCTAAGGTTCGCAAATCAAATCGTGGTTACATGGCTTGCTGCCCAGTCCATCAAGACAAGAATCCATCAATGACGATCACAGAGACAGATGACGGTAAGGTTCTGGCTCATTGTTTCTCATGTGGTGCTAGAGGCTCTGACGTTGTGGAGGCACTTGGTTTACCTGCAAGCGAACTGTTTTCTGGCGAGTTTACTGGTACTTACGATGCTAAGTTCAAACTACGCAAAACAGAGCTAGAAGACAGCATGGTTATCACGATCTACGAACAAGATAAGCGTGAAGGCAAGTATCTAACTCATGCTGACTACAAGCGTTATCGATTGGCCAAGGCAAGGATCGAACAGTTAGCCAGTTAGACTAATGTCTAATACCTTTTGTGCAGTGAACAACCCATAATTACTTACATAGGGTAGTTAATCAAAAGGAAATACAGACATGAATAACACAGCAACAATTAAAAAAGCAGAGTACATGGAGTATATCAACGAAATCACTCGCAAGATTTGTCATGGCAAGTGTTTTGAAGTTGTGGCAGAGCTTCCTGTTGGTACGGTTGTAATGCATTTCCCTAAGAAAGCAAAAATGCTTGAGTTCTTGGATGGAATGTACGGCATTTACGGTGACAAGATTACATGGAAGGCCGCTTAATGCGGTCTTTCTTTTAGGAGCGAATCATGGACACATTATTTCTAGCCGTATTTTTCGGCACAATCTTCATCTTCACGTTACTGTTCTCAGTAGCGATCAACTGGTTACTCAAGCGTTACTTTGGCGTTAGTATCTACCCACGCGATTTCTTCAAATCTGACAAAGAGGTGTGGAAGCAATGGTAGACCTGCATGAAGCTGCTCAAATAGCACAGTCGCAAAAGTGTCCGCATTGTGGTGACAAATGCACAGAGTTCTTCTGGTGCAAGCACTGTGGCGACATTACGCTGTTAGACGAATACCGTGACGATCAACTGGACAAGGTAGGCTATGAATATAAACCAAATCCTTAGATTCGATTGCCCGTTCAAAGCACTCGATGAAGCCAAACGTAGCTTAAAAGCTAAAGGCTTTGGTGAACGCCACATCCTGCAAACAGAGAAAGGCTTGTATCGCGTCATAAACCCACGCACACAGATCAACAAATACTGCATGGTTGTAGCCAGACTCTATCATCCACCCAAGTCATGATATAATTAGTTCCACTGGACAGGCAGGTAACCTGGTGGAGCTAAAATGTCAGATTCCGTAAATCATCCAAGTCACTACACGCAAGGCAGCATCGAATGCATTGATGCTATGAAAGCGTGTTCCTCAAGAGAAGAATTTCTAGGCTACTTACGTCTCACGCACTTCAAGTACAACTGGCGAGTGAACCATAAGCATGGCAACCCAGTCGAAGATGCACAGAAGGCACAATGGTTCTGGAATCGTTATGTGGAGGAACTGACAAATGGCTGTACCTAAGAAGAAACCAAATGGCAGACCACCTAGAGTATTTTCTGAGGATGAAGTCAAACAAGTCCAACTGTTAGCATCCCGCCTGACAAAAACGCAACTTGCTGATTATTTTAGCATTTCTGAAAACACGTTCAGAGAAGTAGAGAAACGACAGCCAGAAGTTTTAGAGGCATATAAAAAGGGAAAAGTGCAGCAAATTGATGAGGTTGTAGGACATCTGTTAGAGCAATGCCGTAAAGGTAACATCACTGGGATTATCTTCTACCTCAAGACACAAGCAGGATGGTCAGAAGAACAACAGCAGAATGCCCACATCCCACCAATGACTATTGTCGCTGACGCAGGTAACGATGCACCTAACAAAGCCGCAAGCTAGAATCTTCAATGCGGAGTCTCGATTCCGTGTTGTAGTGGCAGGTAGACGATTCGGTAAGACGTTCCTATCTACGGTTGAATTGATACGGGAAGCAATCAAGACATCAGATCGCAATTGTTGGTATGTCGCGCCTACCTACAAAGCAGCCAAAGAGATTGCTTGGGATATGCTGATAGGCACAGTGCCAAGGGAATATATCCGTAAGACCAATGAGACATCACTGACACTAGACCTGATTAACGGATCAACCATCTCACTGAAAGGTGCAGAGAAACCAGATAACTTGCGTGGACGTAGCCTGGACTTCTGCGTCCTCGATGAATTTGCAGACATGAGGCCAGAGGCTTGGTATGAAGTTCTTAGACCTTCTCTATCAGATCGACAAGGATCAGCCCTATTCATTGGTACGCCTAAAGGACGCAATCACTTTTATGATTTGTGGACACGAGGCGCAGACGGAAATACTGATTGGCAAGCCTTCCAGTACACCACCATTGATGGCGGACAAGTCACAGCAGAAGAAATCGAAGCAGCCAAGCGTGACCTAGACGAGCGTACATTCAACCAGGAGTACAACGCTCAGTTCGTCAACTATCAAGGAATCATCTACTACAATTTTGACAGAACGGAATCTGTCAGGAAGATCACGGACGATGACTCGATGCTACACATCGGCATGGACTTTAACCTTGATCCAATGTCGGCTGTTGTGGCAATTCGTGAAGGCTCTACTCTAAAGATCATGGATGAAATTGTTATTTATGGCAGCAACACGGATGAGATAGTCGATGAGATCAAAACGAGGTTTCCGTCACGGCAGATTTGCGTTTACCCCGATCCTGCCGCAAGAC